CTGGTACAGCTCCTCGCGGTGGTTTCCAAGCTGTCTGGAACTTTGGTCCAGATCCAAAGGATTACAAGAACAGCCCAACTAGCAAGCCAGATAAGGGCGTTGTCTAATGGCTAATAACATCCCTTTTCAGCCTATGGGAAAAACGACTAAGGTTGCCGTTACTGGTGCGGCAAACACTCAGTCAAACGTGTTTACCATTACGGCTGACAGCCCTTGCCAACAATATTTCCTTTCTAACGCGGATGTAAATAACGCTGTTTACGTCTGGATCAGCTCCAGCAATTCTTTCAATGTGACGCTTCCCGATAACGGTCCGTCTTATGTTTTTGCGTTGCCTCCTTATTCTTACAAAGTAATTACGGGGCCACAGGTCAGCCAATCGTCCAATGTCTATGCGCGTGTGATTGGTGATGCTGCCAACGCAAGCGTGTATGTAACGCCGGGTGAGGGACTGTAATGGCAAGCCAAGGTTTATACGCGAACATCCATGCCAAGCGGGAACGCATCCGTAAAGGTTCTGGCGAGCGTATGCGTAAGCCTGGTAGCAAGGGTGCTCCTACGGCGGCAGCATTCCGTAAATCTAAGAGAACAGCGAGGCGCTAATGTCTGGACCATCTCTGAGTGTAGGGCGCGGTGAAAAGCAGTCTGTACGCAAAGGCGGTGGTCTGACAGCTAAAGGCCGAGCTAAATACAATAGGGCTACCGGCAGCAAGCTGAAGGCTCCTACGAAAGACCCGAAGAACCCGCGACATAAGTCGTTCTGCGCTAGGTCTAAGTCTTGGAAAGGCGAACGCGGTAAAGCTGCTCGTCGTCGGTGGGGATGCAGATAGGATGATCTGTGGACCCGTTTACCCTTATTGCTGGAGCGACAGCGCTCTATAACGGCATCAAATCGGCGGTAGACGCTGGGCAAGATGTCATGGATACGGCTGAGAAGGTCGGCAATCTCTTTGCCAAGATCGCTCAGATCGTACAAGTAACTTCTGCACCTCGTAAGAAAAAGATGTTCCAGTCTCAGGCCGAGTATGAGGCCGAGGCTGTGAAACTGTATGCTGTTAAGGCTAAGGCCAAGCAGATGCAGCTCGATGTTAAGAACATGTTCGTTGCTCAGTACGGTCCCAAGGCTTGGGAATCTATCCTGAAAGAAACGACGGAGATGCGTAAGGAAGCAGCTCGTCAGGCTCAGATTGAGTTGGAGCTAAAGGAAGAGGCAAAGAAAGACGCTATGCTCGCGTTAAGCCTTCTGGGTGGCGTAATTCTCTTTGCTGGTATATTGGTAGTAGCCATCTTCATTACCTCAGGGGGACTTAAGTAATGGCATTTGGCATTGATGACGCGATTAGCGCTGGCCTTCAGATTGTAAACAAATTCATTCCAGATCCGGCAGCGGCTGCACAGGCTGAACAAGAACTCAGAGCATCTTTACAAGCATGGGACGCGAAGCAAGATGAAACGAACACGGCTGAAGCTGCTAACCCTAACCTCTTTGTATCTGGCTGGCGGCCTGCTATTGGTTGGGTTGGTGCAATTGGTCTCCTCTACCAGTATTTATTGCGTCCAATTGCCGTGGGAGCGGGGTGGCACGATCTGCCTGCTCTGGATCAATCACTTATGGAATTAGTAACGGCAATGCTCGGCATGGCTGGCTTGCGTACTTATGAAAAGACCCTTGGGGTACATGCGAAATGAATGGGAACTTTGAAAGATGTCTTGCTCTTGTTCTAAAGTCAGAAGGCGGGTACGTCGATAACCCGAAAGACCCTGGAGGCATGACCAACCTTGGTGTGACTAAGGACACTTGGGAAGCCTATGTCGGTCGTACAGTCGATGAAGCAGAGATGAGGGGCTTAACACCAGATGATGTTGCCCCTCTCTATAAGCGTAATTATTGGGATCGTGATAAATGCGACCAACTGCCGGCTGGCATTGATTACATCGTATTTGATTGCGGCGTGAACTCAGGCACCTCAGAGCCAATCAAACTTATCCAACGGGCTTTGAACGTGCCTGTTGACGGCGTGCTTGGCCCTAATACGCTTGCGGCGATACAGCAACGCGACCCTGAAGAGCTTCTTGAACAGTTTAGCGAAGAACATCTTCAGTACCTCCAATCCCTGAAAGTATGGTCTACGTTTGCGAATGGCTTTCAGCGTCGGATAAAGGAAGTTCTGGCTGCTGCTCAGGCGATGGTTCATTCTTCGTAAGCTCACCTTCGAAGATATAAGATCCTACATGGCCGAGATTCATCCACGGTGCTGCGTAGATCTTACCGCCAATGTTTCGCCATTCACGGCAGAAGTGGTAGTCTTCGGATAGCAGACGCTGCGTCTCAGGTTCGATGCTGGTGGCAAAGAACTCTTTGATGCTGTCATTGATCTGAGCATTGCCTGCAAGGTCTACAACGTCATTGCGATAGCTTGGCACTACGTCAGAGAGCTTCTCGAAGACATTGCGCTTGATGAGCATCATGCCTGTGCCGCCTGCCCAGACCTCTAGAGGCGTGTCTATACGCACGGTGACGGTGCCGACGTAATCTACTAAGTTGATGACCCATGAGCCTGTATTGTTCTTGAGCTTATCGACAGGCACACCGCGATGCACAGAGCTTTCGACCGAGTGCCAGTTGATCTCCTTCTTAGGATAGATCCCGCACATCACATCTAGATCGTGATCGAACATGTGCAGCAGCTCGCCGGCGTCGAAGCGGATGTCAGCGTCAATGAAGAGCAAGTGCGTGCAATCTGTCTTTAGGAACTGATGCACCAAGCTGTTACGAGCACGGGTAATTAGACTTTCGTTGAACATGAAAGACATGGCAGAGGGGATGCCTCTGGCTTGCAAGCCCATCTGTAGCTTGAGAAGGCTCTGCGTGTAGAAACCCGTGCACATGCCACCGTACATAGGGGTGGCGATGAAGCATTTAATTTGCTCTGACATTTACTTGCGTCCTTGGTTGTGGTGTTGGTCGGTAGTAGACAATGCTGTGATGTTCCTTGCAATAACTTGACTTATACACAGGTGCACCGCAGCAGGTGGTGTCCCAGACATTGTGCGGTTTGTCTAGGATATATCGACACTGTAAGCGCTTGGCTTCGAATAGCTTTACAGCGTTGAATTGTATGAATATTTCTGGCTCAGGTGCAGGCTTTGGTAACGGTTTAGAACGCTTGCGAGGGGTGGGTTTTGATGCCGGTCTGTGGGTAGGATTGGTAGCTGAGAAGGATAGTCCAGACCTGTGGATAAATCCTATGATGCTGTTTCTTGTGCGTCCGATAACGGCAGATATTTCTCTCGCTGTATGGCCTTCTTTGACCATCTTGATGACTTTGTCTTTCTCTCGTTGAGACCAGATCACAGACTTAATCACGGCCCCTCCTTCATTGCGGCGCGGAAAAGAACCCATGTAAACGCTGCTTTTACCGTTCTCATTTCTTGCTCTGTCATTTCACCAAGATACAAACGGATTGTTTGATTATCCGCGTTTAACGCTTTTCGCAGCCGCTCAATCTCTTTGAGCAACTCATCACGTTCTTTAATGTATTCGAGGGTCAAATCGGTCACTGAAACCTCTGCGTCTCACGCTGTAGCTGTAACGTGGTTATGGCACGGATCTGTGCCTCGATATGCCGTGTCTTCTGGTGCCTCTTACGAGCTTCTTTAAGCCTGAGCTGAAGCTCTCGCATCTCAGAGACTACCTTGGGTTTTGTCAGGCGCCACAATAGGATCGAAAGGTTTCGTCTTAACTTCTTTAGCATCCATCAACTCCATAAAATCGGTGAACTTGAGAATGGCGATGGCCTCTTCTTTGTCAGCCCGTGCTATTACCACTGGGATCTGGCCTGGTCGCGCTGCCTTGATCGCCTGTTTAAGCCATGTGTAGACCGCTATCTTTGCATAGCGTTTGCATTCAAGTAACCAGCGAGGGAGATCAATGTCTCCCCCACCGTCGCGGGTCTGTGTGAGGTTTCTGCTTGCTTCATAGCCGCGTGCTTTGAGCACGTTGACTATATCACGCTCAAAACCTGCACCCTTGTCTCGTTGAGATTTCGACATTGCTTCCCCGCCCCAAAGAAAAATCGTAATAGGAATTTATTCAGAATGGCACATCGTTATCATCTAGATTGCCAACCTTCTTTGGCCACTGCTCAGTGCCGTCTCTCGGCTTGTCTAAGCGGATCTTAATCAGGCCACCGAAAGCATTCTCTGACTTCCAACCGGCAATACCAATGCTCTCGCCTGCCTTCATGTCGCGATCTAGAACGATCTCGCCTCGCATGTCTGGATGCGCTGAGGTGGTCTTTTTGTTGTTCTGCAACAACGAGCCTGTGCCGGGCTTGTGAACGTAATTAGCCATTATTCTCCCCTTATCTTAGTCAAAATTTCACTGTTCGCTGCTTGCAAGGTCTGTAACTTAGCGTCTTGCTGTTCACCCGATAGCTTGGAAGATGCGATCTTCTCAACCATGTCGGAATAGTTCGCCATGAACTCGTCAGCGCTGCTGCACCATTGCCAGACTTTCAAGGTACCGTCTGGATTAGGCACATAGAACGGCCATTCCGTCTCAACCTCGTCTAGCTCGTCAACAAGCTCGACCTCAGTGACCTGTTTCGGCAGTTTTGGCGGCTTGGAATCGAAGTCCATAACCTCTTCGACGGCGTAGTGACCGAGTATGCAAGCAGGGTATACCGCACGCACACCTTCAGACACGACACGCGCCTTGAGCATGGCTCTAGGATACTTCTTCCAGTTGTCCTTGGTTGCCAAGCCGATAGAGGTGGCCTGCTTCATCGTCCATGCGAGCGTGAGAGATCCGCCGGCAGGGTGTGAGAATGTCATCTCTACCTTATCGTCGGTGTATGTGAGGTACTCCACCTTGCCACCAGCTTGCTGAAAGCGTGCTAGGATGGCCTGAGACTTGAGAGCAGGTCGGCCTTGAATAATGTCGTATTCTTGAACGACAGTGCCAGGGTGCTTGTTCTCAGCCTGTGCTACGATCATCACGGCCATGACCTGAGAGATGTCAGTGAAACCGTAGAACTTGGACTTCACGATAGCCTCGGCCATGCGTTGTTGATCTTGAAATGGTACTAGATCGTTACTCATGCTGCGTTTTTTCCTCTCATTAAAGGCGTCGTAACAGCCTTCATAGGTTCCATGTTTAGTTTTCGTAAACGGTACCAAATTACATTTTTGCTTAAACCTGAAATTTCTGACCACTCGATCATGGTTTTTCCCTCAATCAAAACATTGTTCGATTTGTTACGATTATTTTCTTTATGCGTAGCCCATCGACAATTTGAAAGTTCATATCCTTTGTCGTTGTCAATTCGATCCAAACAACGACCGTTTGCGTATCCCATGTCTTCGAAAAAACCCTCGAAACTCATCCACTTATTGCAAACATTTATGCCGCGACCGCCATATTGAGCATAATTTATAGCTGTTGGATTTAAACAACGCTTTTTCATTGTTTGCCAAATTCCATATTCGCGAGTGCCGTGCATCCCGTGGGTTTTTCCATATCGTGCCATGTTCTAACCTTTCAAAAGAAACCTTCTGCTGCCTGCCTTCTCAACCACGAATTGATCGTAAACCTCTGGCATGGCTTGCTTGAATAAATCCTTGTCGAAGCTCTTGCTTGCTTTGGCTTGCTTCCATGTCACCAGAACCTCGTTGTAGGGCGTAATCAGCTCAGATTTGTTACGCATATAGTTCTGGATGTAGATTTGGAATGCACCTTCTTGTTCTTCCAGTTCTTTGATAGCTGATTTTATCCTTTTCAAACTAGCAATCGCGTTCTCGACCGCAGCGGTAGAAACGACAGCCTCCTCAGTAGCCTTGGAATAGAGCATCTTGGCTTGCTCGACTGTCTCAGCGTCGGGCAGATCCCCAGTGTGTGCCAATGCCCACCATTTAGCGGCTTGCTGAATAAAATCAGCCTTCATTT